CCTGCATTGCCGCCTACCGGCACCGCACCTACATTTTCCGCTGTTATATTAACATTGCCCCGCCTATACGCACTTTCTGCACTGCCTTTTACACCTGTAACCGGTGTGCCTGCAAGAACGTCCCACTTGCCATCTTCTGTCTTATACACATTAGCGCCCGCCGGAATAGTATTCCCTGCACCTTCCTTAAAATCCGAAGTTGTTACAAACTGGTCTGAAATGTTATACATATTGCCGCTTGTCGTTGCTGACAGCGCAGGGAGATTGGCAAATGCAACTGTTCCCATCGGTCTTAATGCTCCCGAGAACGATTCAGAAATCCGTCTTGCCTGCTCGTAATAGTATTTTGCGCTGTCTGTATCTGCTACGGCATAGTTTTGTGCTGTGTCCGCACTTGCTGCCGCATTGGAAGCGTACTGCTGTGCCGCATTTGAATTTGAAACTGCGATGGTTGCGCTATTTGCCGCGCTATTCGCTTTTTCATTAGCTAAATTTGCACTTCCCGCGGCATTATCGGCACTTGTTTTAGCTGTTGCCGCGTTTGCCGCCGCTTCTTCTGCTTTCGTACTTGCCGTATCTGCGCTTGTTGCCGCCGCCGATTGGCTCTGTGCCGACTGTTGGCTATAATACTTTGCATTGTCCGTATCTTCGCCCGTGCGGCTGTTTGTACCGCCAGTAGCATAACTCTGTGCTTTTGTAGCACTCGCCGCCGCATTGGATTCACTGGTTGCCGCCGCTGTTTCACTTGCCTTTGCATTGCTTTCAGATTTTGCCGCCGCCGACTGGCTTGCCTGTGCTTTTGCAGCTTCAACCTTAATATCCCCAAGATAATCGGGTCGTAAGTGTTTTTCCTGTATACTCGCTTCTTTTACGATTGCAGACACTTTTCCAGCACTGTCAATCGAAAATGCCACCGTGTCACTGTCCAAAAACTCATACTGCGTAATCAATGCTGACAGGTCTATATACTGCTTTGTGCCGTCAATAAGCGTTAAAATAATCTGCTGTGTTCCGGCATTATATGAAAAATTCACAGCAATCTTTTCCATTTGCGTGTCAATCGTTATCTTTGAACCGTTTTTCTTTACAATCGTGATAATACCTGTCTTTTCTTCAAATGTAACGTCCTGCACCAGTGTTGAAACTTCTTCCTTAGTCGCTTTTGTAGTGTCCAGTGTAATTACCCTATTGTCAATTTCATCTGTAGCCACATCTATTTTATTCAGATTACTTTCATTCAGTGGTGTTTCATCGCTCGGATAATTTTCCCAATTTATACGACCATACGTTTTATTCATGCCTGCTCCTTTCTAGTTCCACGGAACTTCCCAATCTCCTGTCAAAGTAATACTGCGTTCAGCCGCATTTATTTCAAAAACACCTACTTCTTCACCGTCTTCTTTGGCAGCAATTCGGATTATTGTTGGATACAGTCTTATTGCCGCGGCAGCATTGCTTAATATGATTGTGTTGTAATTCAAATATGTTTGTTCATCTTCACCAACAGCATATTGCAAGCCCTCTGTGCTAATGTTCCACGGTCCAATTTTGCCCTTGGGCATTTCTGCACTGCCGTCCAAACCGATTTTAAAATTTTGATTTGCCGTCACAGCGCCGTTCAGATTGATTTTGTTTGCTTCAATCGAAACGTTTTCGGCAGATTGGTTAATTTTTGAAATAATTTCATCGCCATTTACTTTTTTTGATACTTCTGTATTAATGCTATCCGCCGTCTGCCTTATTGCACTATTCATCTGTTCAGTAGTGCTGTAGCTTTGCAGTTTTCGGGTTACCTCTGCCGAAATTCCCTCTGCTGTAGCATTGATTCGGGTATTCATTTCTGTTGTTGTGCTGTAATTCTTTAACTTATCTGCCGTGTCCTGTTTTGCATTACTTTCAGCTGTTTCAGCGGCAGATTCAGCATATTGTTTAGTTTCCGTCACCTGTTTTGATAACTCTGCCGTAAATCCGTCTGCCGTCTGCCTTATTGAAGTTTGTAGCTCTGTTTTTGTGTTTGTAGCGTTTTCTTTTGTTTCATATTTTTTGCCAACTTCTGATGTGATTGATTCAGCCGTCTGTGTAATTTTAGAAGACAATTCTTCTTCACTTTGCTTTGCTCGTTTAACTTCGGAAGTAATACTTTCAGCAGTCTGCTCAATACTGCTTGACAAGCCGTCAGCCGTGTTTTTAACTTCTGCCCTTATATCCGTTGCTGTCTGCTTAATTTCAGAACTTAATCCGCTTTCAACGTCCGTAATCTTACTGTTGGTTTCCTCGATTGTCCGTGTCAGCACGTTGGTCTTTCCTTTAAGCTGTATAATGCTTTTATGCACGCTATTCACCTGTGTAGAACGGTATTCTTCACCCGTTGCTTCATATTCGTCCCTAAGTGCCTGTATACCCTTTAGCGTACGTTTTAACACGTAGCTTTCGATAATCTCATATCGTGTCGGCAAACGGACGGCATCTCCGACCTCGATACAGAGGTTTCCTTTACAGTCTGCGGAAAATGGCCTGTAAATAATTCCCCGGATTTTTTCATAGATATTATTTGCAATGCCTGTTAATTCTTCATTTCCTTTGCCGTAAACAAGAAAATTATCCTGTATTACATAGGCATTTGTGCCGCTTCCAACAATCACTCCGATGTCGTCTTCCTCTTTCCGAATTTGCAGTTTATCAATACTTTTCACAAGAAAGTCTTCATACCGTGCCGATATGTACAGGTTTTTGCCTATTCTCATGCTTTTAGGCTCACGTGGGTACAAATCATCTGCCGGATACAGGTCGTTTCTTGGATATAATCCCTGTATTTCCTGCTCAAGGTAGATGTAATGGAATCTGCCGTCACGTCCGATATGACCGAAGCAACCGTTTATTTCGCAGATACAATTTAAGACGGTCGCGCCGCTTAGTTCTTCCGGCTCAACCGTCTTTTCTACTTTCACACCATCATTTACAAGCTGTATGTCCGCCTGTTCAATCCCAAAATGCCCAAAAAAGCTATTACGAAAAGCTTTCATTGTTGTAGTGCTGTCTTTATCCGGAAGCAAAGTGTTGTACCACTCTGCCACGTCTGCATTTATCATATCGTACAGCGTGTCATAAGCTACGATATCGCGCTTTGTCCTGTCTGCTTCCGGTGTATCCGAATAGACCTTGTACCTTCCGATTTGAAACGGATTCGCCGTATTTCCCGCCAGCACCATTTGGATTGTTATCCACTTATCTTTCAGTCCCGAAAAAATATTCGATACCGTGAATTTAACCATACCCGCTTCACAGCTGCCAAAAGTCAGTTCCGATTCCGAACATAAGCTTTCTGTCAGTTCAAACTGCTCCTGATGCAGTTCGTTATTTGTAATGTGTATCTGTCCATCGTCCGTTACTATGGACAGCTGTTTATCTACACTATCTTTTAAGAACTGTCCTCCATATTCAATCATGTTCTTCTCCTAATAAGCTATAAATGTAATTTTGCTTGAACCATACCGAATATCGGTCTGTGTTGCGTCATCGATGGCAAACTGTATATCCGGCACATACATTTCTCTTGTAACGTAATCATTTATTTCCGGGATAAATACAGTTGCCAGAACTTTACGCTCTCCAGCTATAATATAATTATCTGAAATGCCTTTTATTAATTTCCCCATTTCGTTACCATAAAGCTTTGGTACTGTTTCAAATTCTACTTTTTCAAGTGTATGCTTCAGTGCCTCTCTGTGAAGTTCTCCGTTGGAATCTCTGTAACTGTTTAAGTCCTGTATGCTACGTGTTACTTTGTATGTCTGACAACTGATATATTCTAACGGAATTTCATAATCGCCTGCTCTGATTAAAAATCCACTATATGCCATAACCACCTCATTAAAATATGCACTGCCAAACTGACAGTGCATATCACTTAAAAATCAAACGCAGGATTTCCTGTTCTATCAAAGTACTCTCTTGCCTGTTTTCTTGTTACCTTGAATATTTCCCTGCCGTCCACCTGGATCAAGATATCGCCTTTATCTCCCGACTCCAGCAATCTTATAATCCGGCTTAAAAGCTCTATCACCTCCTGCGATGTGCTTCCACTGCTCATTCTTACCGCTTCTGCTGCCATTTGCCTTAACTTATCTTCCGGTGCTACAACTTCACCCTGATGACGGTTATCACCAATCATGGCAAGCTGCGGTGTGTTCGGTTTGACATATCCGCCCTGGGCAAGGTACGGAATCTGCTCTGCTGAAACTGTTGGTATACTAAATCCGAATGTTTTTCCGCCTATACCCGGCACCCAGTCCGGTGTTGTAAAACTCAATTTATTTACGCTGTTAATCAGTGCATTAATTCCAGCCTGTATGCTTGTAATCATCTGATTAATAGCCCCAATCAGCAAATTAATCGGTGTTTTAGCTACATCATAAATAAGAGAGAAAATATCTTTAAAAGAATCTACTAAGCTGGTCCATGCACCATCCCAGTCGCCTTTAAATACGCACGTGATAAAATCAATAATATCACCTAACAGTTTTTGTAAATCTCCAATTATGTCCATAACATCTGAAATACACTGAATAACCGTATCAGCTATTGTTTCTATCACAGGTGCTACCGCCGGAATAATATCCTGTACAATCCATGAAACAAATGGCTGTACAACATTCTCCCAAAGCAGCTTTATCAAATCTGCAACTTTTCCAATATTGTCTATCACCTGCATAAAAACAGGGTGTATATGTTCATCCCATGCCTGCGAAGCTTTTTCACATATCCTGTCAACAATCGGTGCCACATATTCATTGTATGTATCCAGCATTTTGGAACAAATTTCCGAAAGTCCGTTTTTGAAAGACTCCATCATCGGGTGAATATGTTCGTCATATGTGTCACTCATATGGGAACACAACTTTGTAAAATCCTCTGAAACTGTATCTGTAAACTTTTGAACAGAGGTCAACGTTCCCTCAAGTGCTTCTTTGATTTTATCCGTATTATCAGACAGCGGATCTATCAAAATAGAGGCTATATCTGTCGCATAGCGTAATGCAAGCTCTCGGGCTTCTAAAAAACCGTTCCCAATTATCGCTATAATATCACCAGTAATTCCTTTAGCTGAATCACTTCTAAATACTTCAGAAATTCGTGCTAAAAATTCCCAGCATTTGCCTATTTCCTCGTTAAATACCGCACCAAGGTCTAATATATTTGCAAATTTGTCTTTGATAAAATCACTGTTTTTAGATAAATAGCTGTCAAAACCGCCTAAAAGATTTTCACTGATTGATGCACCGATACTAACCGCAGAACCCGAAATTATTCCTAATGTCCTGCTTACGCTTTTTGCGTAGTTATATGCAGCATTTGTGACTTGTGGGTCTGTAAAAATATCCTTAAGTGAATCTTTAATGCTTAGGATATGTTTTCTCTGTCTCAAAATGCTTGCCGTAAAGTCTTTGCCTAATCCCTCTTTGAAGCCGGTTTTAAAAATATCTTTTAATTCCTCCGCAAGCTGTTTAAACCTTGCAAGTGAATCCGATACTTTCCCAACTTCCTCTACCATAGAAGTCGCTGCCGCAGATGTTCCTGCTGCCCCTGCTGATGTTCCTCCGCCGGAGCTTCCGCTGTCACTGCTGTCATCTATGGATAGATTGTTCAGTTCATCCAGCCCCGATAGTGAGCCTTTTATCTTTTTAGCGGTATCTGATGCCGCACTGCCTATTCCCGATACGCTGTCCGCAACATCTGTGGCGCTGTCACCAAGCCCCGATAAATCCGTTGCGATACTTCCTGTCGAAGATGATATATCTGCTCCGGTAAGCATTAATATCAAATTGGTAAAGCCCTCTGCAAGCTTCTGTAATCCGATAAGGCAACTGTTAATTCCACGCACAATCGGTGTAAATAGTGCGATAAACCCTTTTCCAAGCGTTGCCTGAAACTGCTGAAACCGCAATGTCAGGATTCGTGTCTGATTTGCCCAGCTATCCTGCGTTTTAGCAAAATCGCCACTGGCATTAGACAATGCATTGGTAACATACTGATACCGAAGCATTACTTTTTCCTGTTCGGTCATCTTTGCTGTCGTTTTACCAAAGCCGTTATTTAAAGCATATTGGTCAAGATTCGTCTGTGTCATTACAACACCTAAATCTTTTAACGTTTCCGTTTCACCGGTCCATATGGATTTTAACTTTGTATAAGCTTCATCTGTACCAAGGTTGTAAAAAGATGCTACATCACCGGTAAGCGCCGTCACATTTTCTGCCATTTCAAGCGCAGATTTCCCTGTTATGCCCATTGCCGAACTCATCTGGCCAAACACACCGAGATATTTTTTTGCAGACAGTTCTGACATACCGAAGTTTTCCATTGCGTTTGAAGCAAATTCATTGGCACTTCCCACCATATTTCCAAATGCAGTATCAACGACATTCTGCACTTCTGTAAGGTTTGAACCCATTTCAATGCAGTCTTTGGTAAATTTTGTTACTGCTGCCGTACCAAGCAGCCCGCCAATTTTCTTTCCTAATCCCGAAAAAATATTCGCTGTCTGTTTGGTTGCATCCTGCGCGGCTTTTGTAATCTGTCCTGTTAAATCCTGTGCAGAAACATGCAGTCCCAGATATACGCTTGCAACTTCCGTTTCTGACATTTCCCTCCTTTCCGGCATAAAAAAGGCTGCGCCCTATCTTGAGAACGCAGCCTTTAAACCTAATTGAATTTTCTGCCAGTATGCCATATATGCATTCCTGTCTTTTTTTAGTCTTTGATTTCTTTTTAACAGCCAGTCATTGCGGATTCTTTTTTGTTCCTTTGTGAAATTGTTAATTACCTTCATATCCTTTTCTGCCCGGATGCTTACCACCTGTCCCAGCGGTGTATCAGGCATAATACCTGATAATAATGAGCAAAACTCCGCATAGGACATATCATCTTCTGTCCGGAGTCTGATTCCGTACTGCTTTAAAAAACTGGCTTCAATCAAATTCCAGTCATCAAATATATCATAATATGCTTCACTGTTTTGAGGGTGTTGCTTCTTCCTCATATGTGCCGGAAGCCACTCCCATAATCGCCTGATATACCGCACTGTACTCCGGCATTGGCAGATCAAGTGCTTCAATTTTTTCTGCATTTTCCTGTCCCACCAGCATACCCAGTGCCTTCTGCATAAACTTTGCCTGACGTGATGTGTTGTCCTCTCCTTCTTTTGCCTTTTTATCTACCTCTATTGCCATTGCCTGAATATTTAAAATCGTGCTTTTTCTGTTATTTACCGTTACTACAATGTCATCTGTAATCTTTACCACCGGTAACTCATTTGTAATCATTTTTGAAATATCAATCATATTTGCCATGTTCATCTCTCCTTAACTTTCATTTTACTCTGTGTATGATACATACTCCGGTCTGCCGTCTGATGCAACTTCCCACTCTAACGCTTCAATCGCTGTCGAATCACCACCCAGCGTAGTGACATTGATAACGCATGGGATATACAGCACATCAAGATTCGGAAATGTAATTTTCATTGCCGAATTGCAGTCCTGCCCCATTTTAAAAGCAAGTGCCGCTACATAATCATTCCCTTTGTCGCCGTAATTTCTTTTACCTCCCATTGAGATTGTAAGTGACTTCGCCGTCATTAAATTTCTTGCCCAGCCCCCTGCATCCATGGGATTCCAGCTTTCCATCGAGCCGTCAATGGAAACACTGAGGCTCTCTGCATCTTTTACTGTGGTGTAATCTGCTGATTTAAGATCTACAGGTCTTCCTGTCGTACATACGCCAAAAAGAATCTCATTAGTCGGATTTACCCCTGTTCTTGCATCAGCAAAAAACTGTAAATTCATCTTTTTCATTTTGTATCCTGCCTTTCATAATAAATGTCAAATTCTATAACCATTTCAAAAACACCGTTGTCGTCCGTCCCCACGTCAACCGCTTCTTCCGTTGTCATTTTTACAAACAATATAGTATTTGTGCCTGTTTTGGTTCTCCCTGCGCTTTCTATCGCAGCATATACAGCCGCGGCGGCACGCTCTGTCTGTTTCGGACTTTTATTCCAATGCACCAAAACACTTACCGCTTTACGACTGTATGACGGATTTGCTCCTACTGCCGTAAGTTTAGGAGTTCCACGCTTCTGATTGTATACACCTATTGACATTTCCTGCTTGTCTTCCATTATGCCACTGTAGACGTGTTCATCATCTACAATATTTGTCAACAGACCTGCGATAAAATCTCTTACTTCTGATAAATACAGTATCTTTCCCACCTCCTACTTCATAAACCGCTTCAAAAACTTCTGAAAATTATCTTTTATGTCATTCTGGTAAATTCCGCCCTTTAACCATGGGTTATACCACTTTCCCTGTGCAAATGCGTTTTCCCACTTCTGAAAGTGATATTCCGGGTGATAATACATACGTCTTGCATACGGTGTAGAAGTTACAATGCCTACCTTTCCCTGACTGCTCTGTGAAGTATCCACAAAAGTGGATTCGTCTTCCATATGTCCTGTATCTCTCGGCATAACCTCTGCATTTACAATATCCGTATGTAATGCTTCTGCTGTCATTTCCAGTGCCTTGACTGCGCATTTATTAATTTTCTGAATCCGTGGTGTGTTTATCTTTACAACCGATTTGACGTATTTTGCCACTATTCTACCTCCAGTCTTGTATAATTGACTGTTCCGTCCGGGTTTCTTGCTTTTGTCCCTTCGTAGATTCTGCGTTTTACACCATTCACAATCAGCTCACCACCGGAAAGTGATGGAAGCTCCGGTGCAATATCTCCCGGTATCAGTGCGCACCCCGATAATTGTATTAACTGTTTCTCTGCTGTCAGCACTGTTTTGCCATTATCCTGATAATTGCACCTGCCTGACCAGCTTACCTGTTCTAACGGCTCACCGTATTTATTTCTTCCTTCACGGTTTACTCTGACCTCTATATCCGTCTTACAGAAGCGTTTTTGTATCAAACATGGATATTTCATCATTCACACTCCTAAACTCGCACAGCAAAGCCCTGACTGACATAGAAAGGCATAGTCGGCGCGGCTTATTGCCACGCCGTTTTGTACCTGTACATTCCATGAACTGCCAAAGGTCATAGATACGCCATTTATGGCATACTGCTGTAAAACCGACTGTATCATGTCTGCATTTTCCGATTCAAAATCCGCAAGCCTGCAAACCGATCCCCTGATAATATCCTGCTGAAATTCCGTCAACGAAAAAATACCCCGGCCTGCAATCCTGTTGTAGGTAAGGGTATCAATATGTCTGCTGGCTGTCTTTAGTGCCTTATTCAGAAATTCATCTGCAATTGCATCACCGCCGTAGACGTTTTTATAATAGATTTCGTCTGCATAGCTTTCATATGCCATAGGCTTACTCCTTTGCTGCTGCCTTTGTCTTTTTATCCGCTTTTAATGCTTCCAGCTCTTTTACAACACGCGCATATTCATCATATGATACGGTTTTTCCTTTTCCGTAAGCAATAACCTCTCCGCTATCGTCCAGAATATCAAAGCCTTTTGCATTGTAATAATCTTTTTCCGTTTCAGAGATTGTATATTCCCTGTTTTCTTTCACCGCTTTCATCATACCCTCCTTACTGGCTTACATTCATAGAACAGCCCTCAATTTTCTTCTCTAACAGGAACAGGTCACCAAAGTTTCTGTTCTGATAAAGATATCCGTCACCTACTCTTGAATCATGCCCCGGAGTAAACAGTCTGATGTAAGAATATTTATCCCTGCACACCACACAAGATGTATGAATCAGGATCGCATTTATCTGTTTTGCTTCTGATGCAGGCTTGAACCCTTCGGTAAAATCGTATGCTGTCTTCATTCTTGCCGCCGGTACCATTTTGATTGTGACATTGTCCATAGAATGTACTGTACGGTTGATTGTTGTCGGAGTTGTTACATTCATTACCCTCTGGATGCCTTCTGCCTCTTTTACAATCTTTCTCATAGTCGGTGTTACATAAAGGATTCTGCCTTCCTCCGGTACACCTGCTTCATCCATAACTGCCATTTCTCCGTCAAACCATTCAAGAAATGTTGCCGCATCAATAACCGTCTTGTCAATTCTTCCCGATAATGTCTGTAATTCAGAATGTAACTTTGAAAATCTGTAGCAGTCTTTTTCCGGAATTGCCTGTTCTTCCTCAAATGTATTCTGGATATTTGCAACGGATAATGTAAGGTTGGTTTCATCCATATCCATTGGATCGATGAAAAATTCAATATCACGGTCAAATGATAACTTCTTCGGTGTCCAGTCATTGCTTAATGTTCCGGCATTAAATCCGATTGTTCTTGTATGATCCTTATAACCTGATACCGTAATGCTCGGAAGCTTAATCGTTTCCGCATTGATAAACTTAACCTGCTGGTTACTTTTTGTTAATTCATCAGAGCATAACTCCTTTGCATATTTTTTCTGAAGCTGCTGCTGAAATTCTGTTGCGTAATTGTACTCCATATTCTACCTTCTTTCTTATACTCCAAAAGCAGCGTTTAACTGCTCCTGTGTTGTCTGTGTGTTCTGTCCGTTTCCCGATGCACCAATCTGAAAACCACCGGATACCTGCGCCTGCGGTTTTAAACCCGGAATATCTTCCAGTACCTGTGTTAATGCGGATTTAATGCTTTCTGTATTAATTTTTCCGTCTTCACCGACCGCTTTATCCAGTTCTGCCATTTTAATGGCATACGGAACGGTTTTGACATCTAAGCCAAGTTCCAGTGCCTGAATTGTCGCCTGCTTTTCCAGTTCTGCACGTTTTATCTGTGTCTGTGCCTTGGCAAGCTGTTCCTGTATTGCCGCAACGTCCGGTGTATTCTCGGCTTTCTGCTTTTTATAAGCCGCAATTGCCTGTTTCATTTCATCTTCACTCATGCCCTGCTGCTTAAAATAGCCTTTTAATACCGTATCTTCCGCTACACTCTGCTTGCCGCTGATGATATCTGCCAGCTTATCATAGTCAATTTCTGGTGCTTCCGATGTGTTCTGTGTTCCCGTCTGCTTGCTTTCTGTCTGCTTCCCTTCTTCCGCAAAATACTGCAGATTTAATGGTACATTTCTTTTCATTTTCTTGTGTTCCTCCTTTTCCAGTTATAGGGTGTCTCCCTTTTTCAAGTTTTTGGTGTGGCTCACCTTCCAGTTGTTATCCCAGTGGCTCTGCGTAGTTTAAGGTCTTCGGACCTGTGTTGCACCGGTGCAATCCGGGCATATAAAAAGGACGTCCATTGCTGAACGTCCCAGATATCAATATGATATTATTTATTTTATTGTATTCAATACTTCTTTGAGCTTATTCACTATAGACCTTTGTCTTGAATATAACATATATATAGTTGCTGCAGATTCGTCATTATCTATAAGAGATTCGCCCTCTGCAAATGCTGTCTGAACAAATCCTAATGTTGCTGTTGTCTGTTCCAGTTCATACAAAGCATTCTCAAAATCAATTTTAGCAGACATATTACACCTCCATATTCATCTGTGCGTTAGTGTTCTGTATCTGTTCTTTCAGAACCACAGGCAACCTATAACCTTCAATTATGGATATTGCTGTATCACACTGTCTACGCTTGATTGACTTGTAGGAAGTAACCTGAAACTGTCTCTTCAGCTCTCTGTATATATCTGTGTATACCTTACCACTCAAAGACTTATCGTGGTAGGCATTACTATCTTTACCACCTAAGGCACGAGTTCCAACCTTACGAACTGCTGTTGTAATTCTGTCACATTCAATATTCATCAGTGGCATATCCTGCTTAAAGTCTTCCAGCTCCTGCTTAACTTCATCTATCTTATCATTGACTTCAAGAATTGCCTGACTCTGTAACTGGAGTTGTTCAAGTGCTGTGCGTGGCTTGCTGTTGTTTATATGTTCTTCCATATCGTGAAAACGATTGATGTATCTTGCTGTAAATTCTGTTCCCTTTGCACCCGTAAGCTTGTGTGCTATGAATTCACAGCCTTTCTTTGTAACATTGTAGCAAGGCATTAGCTTATTCTGGCTGTTCTTATATGTACTCTCTGTAAAGAAATCGGACTGGGGAATTTTCCCCTCACCTAATTGTTCTGAATATCTACGAATATCTTTTAATAATTCATTATGCTGCTTACCAACCATTCCTGCTACTTCAACACTTGTAATTGTCTGTTCAATCTGATTCATACTAAAATTCTCCTTTTTAAATGATATTTACAAGGAGTATCTTTCTATGATAAAATATTTCATAGAGGATATTCCTCAGTTTGCGAAACACTCGGTTATCTTGGTAGGGTATCGGGTGTTTCTATTTTTTATCCAACTTCTTAATTCCGCGACTAATTGCTTCCGTTCGATTTACATTCTCCCTTTCACAATAATTCTCTAATATCTTTTTATCCTCGTCACTTATTCGAATGCTTAATTTATTAGGTCTTGGATTGTTTGTCGGTCTGCCTGTCCTAGGACTCATTTTTCTCACCTCACTTTTGTCGGGCAAAAGTCAAGTACTTTTATTTAAGACATTCTTATTTTTGACCAGTTTCATATTTAAATCAATCTATTTTCATCATATTTCCACTCTAGTAGAATGTAATTTTTTACAATTAACTGGTCAAGAGGTTATTATTTTTTTCGATATATCGTATGCTCACCTTATCACTTTATTAAAAGCTTGTAAACTGCTGTATTTCTCTATATTTCTCGTCAGTTTATACTTTTTTATTATAATTTTTATAAATAAAAATCTAGCAAGATACGCATAATGTAATACATTATAAAAATACTGCCATTTTATAAATTTTATTAAATAATTATTATTGCAGCCTACCTCTGCAATCAAAAAAGGCGCAGCCTTTCGCCACGTCTTAGCTTATCTTGGGGAGGTCAGGAGCCTTCCCTGACAGGACTTCTCCCCTATATTCAATTAAATATTTCATATCTTCCTTTCTTTTGGGCATAAAAATAGCACCCACAGCGTATTGCCATGTGTGCTTATTAACTAATATTAAATTCTGTTGCACCGGTGCAACTTGGGTATAAAAATACCACCAATCTCTCGACTGGTGGCTACTCATCTACTGTTCCTGTTCCCAGGCCCACTTTTTACACTTATAAAAAGCATCTATTGCTTCTTGCGGTGCATCTTTTAATTCTCCATCTTTAATATTTAACCTATAAGGTTCATATATCTCCATTGCTTTCTTTATTTCTTCCGGATAATCAATAATCATAATTCTTTCCCCTTTGATTTTATAATCGTCATATATTCGGCTTCAACTTCATCATATCTTCCATAATCCAGCATTTTTTCCGCATAATCACTTATCTTACCCACATTATATTCATTTATACCAAGTACGTCAATTGTTTTCTTGCACTCTTTGTTTAATTCTCTAATGTACTTGCCATAGTTCTCTTTAGTGATATTCCAGCCTTTACTTCTAAACTTTTCAGTCTGCTTCATATGCCACATTTCATGATATTCTGTAATCGCCTTTCCCCCCACAATATCTTCTGAAACAACTTCGGGTATATAATATACAACATTATCTACTGCATTATATTTGCCATATGCCTCTAATTCTTCATATGAAACAATTCTAATCTCAGGTCTTCTATTCTTTGAAATTCCCCACAATTCCATTGCCTTCATTGTATTGTTGTAGATTTCATGCAATGCCCTCGGCTTAATATTTGCCTTATCAGATATATAAACATCTCCTTTATAGTCCTCAACTTCGCTAATATTTATATTTCTGTTATTTTTAACTTCAACTATTTTGCTTTCACCTCGATTTACAGGTTTATACTCCTGTTTTGAATCAACCTGTTTTTCCCACTGCTCCTTCCGTGCCGCATACATTTTTTTATTATCATCATCAAGAGAATACTTTTCAAGGCGGTCAAACCGTTCTGCCTGCCTTTGGGCATATTTTTGTTTTTGTCCCTCATTGTAATCACTTTCAATCTGCTTTAATTCAGTATCGGTATACGGCTCTCCATACTTTGTAATTCCTTCAAAGTACGTTGTATGTATGTCTTTACAATTCGGATGATAAAGACCGGCGGTGATTGCCTGGCTCATCAACTTATGTTTTCCGTCCGGGACACCGCCGCTCCATACATCATCTATTAGTATCTTGCCACAAAACGGCAGGCACTTCGGACAGGCATTTCCACGCTTTTTTACAATTACAGTCGTAACACCCCATTCTTTTCTCTTTTCACCTTCTCCTGTCAGATATGCCCGCTTATCTGCCGTTCTAATTGCCATGCTTGCATATTCTTTGATATTGTGCCTGCTGCCGTCTTTATACTCAATGCAGTTGATACCGGCACTCAAGAAATCTCTTGTCGCCATATCCACTGCCTTTTCATATGTCCCCGCACCTGTATTGGCATAAACCTGCGCATTAAATATAATCTGACGGTACTTGTCGTTTGCCATTCTAAGCGTAGCGTGTTCTGCTTTTGATAAGTCATTCTTTGTTGCCTTTGCCAATGCCTCTATCTTTTTATCATTCAATCTAAAAAAAGCAGCTTCCATACCCTGTCTAGGCGGCTTCGCTGCTTTAAATCCATTTTTAATTGCTTTTAATATCTGTTCTTCCTGCTCTGAACCTCCCTGTGTGCGGGCTTCTTTTATCAATTCCTCTACTGAAGCGTTGATGTTGCTGAACCGGCTTGAAAATTTCTCTGCATTGGCTTTCTTGTACTGTTCCAGTGATTTCAACTGTTCTATCTGCCATGCAGACCAGTTATATTCCTCTTTTGTTTCCTCTGCACGGTGCTGTTTAAAATTACGAATCATAGAATGAATCAATTCGTCCTCGATTGCACGAAACGCTTTTTCAATGTCATATTCACCGTTTACATATCTCGGCAACTTTATTCACCTCATTTCGGAATATCCTGCACTTTATCTACTACAAACCCGTCATTATCCTCACTGACCGATACCTGTTCCATTGTTTCAATTCCCTGCTCTGCTTTCAGCCGTGATACTTCCTGTTTCTTCCATTCCTCATCTTTGGAATCGCCATACAATTCCTCTACAGAAGCTTCAATACTCATAATGCCGCCCTGCTTTCCTTTTGAAACAGTTTCAACCTGGCTTTCAAAAGACGGATTTGCATATTCACCAAACGGTATTTCCACCGTATGACAGGTTACAGCCTGTCTTGTCAACACTTCATATGTCTGTATCGCCGTATTGACCACTTCCGGCAGGCTGTGTTGAATCGTTTCAACTATCTTGTTTCTTGTGTAAAGTGTTGCCTTTTCTTTTTCTCTCTGTGCTTCTGCATTATCCAGCTTCTTTACATCAATTCCCAGCGTAGAAGGACTGATTAATCCCTGTAAACACAAATCCAGTGCCGTTACATAGGTACTCAAATAGCTTTCATGTGGAATCTCCGGTTGTATCAGTTCAACCTTATCTTTCCCATCTTCCGACAAGCTTCCTTCTACCCGTAAATACTGGTTATCAAAGTCATTCGGTTTTATGATTTCTCCTGTGTCAGGATTCCTCGGACATAGTGATGTTGGAATATATTCTTTTGACCTGCCTCTGCGCAGCGCTTCAAGCCACTGGCTCCATACTTCATCCAACGCATCAAAGTTGTCACATTTTGAATCAAATACCGATTTTCCCCTGCCTTCCCACTTATTTGAATCATAAATCTTAAACGGAACCGCCATCATAAAATCGCCTTTCCATGTGACTGATTCCTGTAATCCTTCTGTCATTGGGATACTGTTTAACGGCACCTCATTTCCGTTTGCATACAGACATGAATAAATGCCGTTCTTTGCGTATGTTTCTTCCAACAGGTATGTCCTGTGCTTGTACCGATATGCCGTTTTAAAAATAATCCGGCTGATTCTGCCATGCTGATAGATGTATTCCACATTTTCGCCGGATACAAACTCAATCAACGGATATGGGCTTATCATTGTATTAATCGTAAATTTAAAAGCGCCGTCACCGACAACCAGTGTCTGTGTCAGCGCCTTTGTCATTACCGCTTCAAAATTATTGTCTTTTGCTATCAGTTCCCATTCTTCCTGTTTTTCCGATACATTAATACTGTTCATGTCTGACATTACAATAGATACCAGCATATCAACGATATTCGCAGGAAGTCCTGTGTGGATTTTTCTGATTGCCCTTCCCGGTGTGGGAACAGCTTTCCAAAACAGTGTTCTGTCAGCATCAATACTCTTATACAACTGTGATAATTCGTCTGACTGCCCTCTGTACCATATTTTATTTTTAATTGCATTGGATTCATAGTCCAGCTTTTCATTAATGTATATTGTACCGGCCGGTGCTGGCTGAATCTCTAAAAAGCTTCTGATTCCGTTTCTTACTTTGTCTGCCATTTTACCTATCAACCCCATTTCTTCTCACTCCTATCTTTGTACGGTAAGGAATCCAGTTGTACTGCACACTGTTTACCATATGGTCATTGCCGTCCTCCGGCTCCTGGTCCTTGTCTTCTCTCCACGAGTATTTATCCAGTTCTTTGATATAATTCTCACAAGTATTCACAATATAATAGCACGGCTCTTTTCCGGTATCCGCATTGTAATCCATCCAGCCGAGCTGAAGCATGATTCTGTCAATTATCTCCACCTTTTTGTAGGCATTATTAAAAACATACAGACATTCCGGGTGCATCCTTTTGTACTTTGCAAATTCTGTTAATGTTGCCTGATCAGCCGAATCCACAAAAGTATTCCGTGCCATGCCGCCCCATTCTTTTCTGTTTCTCTCAAGAAAAGCCACAAAATTCACAACCGTATCACTCGGTGCTATCGGATTGTCCTGTCCTGCATTGTTATATACCTTTTCATCCAGTACGATATAGCGCCCTTTATTGGTAATTGCCGAAAAAGACATTGCGATTGTATCTGGACTTTTTACTGAATATGCTGTATCCAGTCCCGCAGTGAATATTTCAAAATATTCGTCCTGTAGCTGTTTTCTGTCTTTAATGTACTTCTTTGCATCTTCTTTTGTAATCAGGTGCTTTTTATGGGAGAAATTACAAAAGACAAGGCCTGTCGCCTTGCCTCTCAATCCCTGTATTTTATTTTTGTACATCTTTGTTCCTTTCGGAACTGCATCTATCTTTTTCTGTATATCTTCCTGTGTCATTGAAGCATTATCATAAAATGTAAAATACCAGTGGATCCAGCCTGTGACCGGTTCTTCTTTTAATTCGTCAAGAAGCTCTGCCGGATAATCTTTTACGTACTTTTTTAACGGTCTGCTTCTGTTGATAAACTCCTTGTACACCGGAATATCCGGTGCATCAGGATTGGAAGTCGTTATCATATACTTACATCTGTGCGTTATTTCCCTCAAAAACTCCATATCCGCAATATTGACCTCATCAATATACACACAGCCTACCTGTGAACCTAATACTTTCTTCCATTTTGCTTTATTATCATAACCGCATACATAAATATACCTGATTCCGTTTGGTGTCTTATATTCAATGTGTGGCAGTCTTATTCTGCCTTTGCCGTTTGGATTGTACGTTGCCAGTCCGTCCAACTGCTCCAGCAACCCCCGCTCCGAATTAATAACATTCTTTTCGACTGTTCCAATGTCTGCACCCGCAAGAACATGATACTTGATATCCGATTTAGCAACCATTAACATAAATTTAAAAATTCCGACCGTCGTTTTGCCTGCTGCCGTTGTTCCCTCAAGATATTCCCTGTCTGCTTGCACTGTCAAAAAATCTTTAAATTTAGAAGATAAGACCAACACCGTATCACCTCCCTGTTTAGGACTGATTTTGGGTAAAACTTCGCAAAACTCACGTTTAGCGAATATTATTTTTGATATTAAAATAACTGCAAAGTCAGTCTATTACTGGCTTTTCCTGATTTTTACACATTTAATGCCTTTGTGCAATATTACAACAGAATAGCAAAAAACACTAAAATTCCGTGACTGGCGGACATTTTTAGTGTTTTTTAATCCACCAGGTCCTCTTGATTGACCTGCTGCATCTGTTCTAAAATCTTAGAAATATTGTCCATTTTTTCCACTGCCTCATCATTTTCTGCTGTACCTTCCGACAGTTTTTCTTTCTGTAGTTTGAGCAGTTCCAGCCTTGCTTTCTGTTCCTGTGTCGCCATGTCCATATGCTCCGTAAGCCACTGAAGCGCCTTCATCTGATCAGCGCGTTTGATTTTGATGCCATTCTTTCCTTCAGATACCTCGGAAATAATGCTTGTGTCCACGCCTGTTGATTCTTTCAAATCAACATAACTGTATTCAGCAATCTTCTGTTGTCCTGTATTCGGGTCCATTACCGGAATATCCTGCCCGTCAACCCGCTTCCATACCGGAACTTTTTTCTTTCCAAAGGTAACATAATCTCCCATATCTGCAAACGCGATATCCATATACTTTTGAAAGATGTCTGCCTGTGTTAAATAGGCTTGATTTAGCTTTTCCTGTTTTAATCTGTCTATTTCCTCTTTTACCTTTGCATTTCTTAACAATCTTGAACCGCTTGACATTGCTACATACTCATCACACTGATATGCCTTTCTATAGGCTTTTGTGGCATTAAAACATTTTACAAAATACAAACAAAAAAGCCGTTGCTTCTCGGTTAATTCTGTATTTTGCAATACAGCTTCCACCTCATCAGCAACAGGCTTTTTATCGTCTGATTTAATTGATTGCTTTTGTGTGCACACTTTTTCATTTTTTGTGTGCACACCTTTTCTATCCCAGTTGTATCTCTTTTTCCAGCTCTTTACTGTGTTTAAAGTTACTCCATATTTCCGCGCTATATCTTTATACTTCATGCCGGACATATAATCATTTTCTGCTAATTCATAATTCGGTGCATTCGGCACAACCACCACCTTCCTTTACTGTTGTTCTATCTATAAATATTATAATTTCACTAAAATAAGCGCCGGCTTTCGCCAGCGCCATTCAGGAGGTAAAAAACTGCCGCACCTGCGGCTTTTGGATTTATCCGGTTTCCGTCCGTGGATTAATTCTTTATCCAGTTTAGATATTACACTTCTAATTCGTGACATGTGTGACATTTTCTAAATTTCTTTAAAAAATCTTTCTATCATCTTTTTGCAGCCGTTTTCCGTATACTTTCTTCCCATTGCAAATGCTACTTGCTGCCATGTCATTTTATCCAAAAATCTATATGTAATCATTCTCCTTATTCTGCTGTCTTCTATCTGTCCTATGTATTCTTCTACCTCATTGGTCAATTCCAGTAGTTTTAACTCCCTACCATTCAACTGCTGCCGACGGCATATAAGAAGCGTTGTCTTTCTTGAGTACTCAGGGTATGGATACCCTTCGATTTTATAATGTCTGTTTCCTCCTTCTCCGCCTGTAACTGAATCCTGCTGGGTGTATCCCTGCTTTTCCATAACCGCAATTTGTCTTTCCAGTGTTTCAATCCTGCTTTTTATGTCCTTAATTTCCTGCTGCGTATCGCAATATTGTTCCAATGCCTCTTTTATTCCCATATTTCCTCCCATTTGTATTGTACTACTCTGTGTTTTGTGCTATAATACATTTGTTCGATATACAGGAACAGGAAGCTTGCAGACCGCGAATCCAGCAGGCTTCCTTTTTTGTTGCACCGGTGCAATTCTTGATTTTGGGCAAAAAAATACCAGCCATCAAATATTGACGGTTGGTACTATACTTATTTATTCGTTCTTCATCTGATGTTGGTTATCGTTTAACACATAATTTATATAATTTCTTTGCTCCTCGTATCTGTGTTCCTCCGAAACTTCCATTATCATGTGATATACTATTAAATATCTTTCCGTTGATTCTAATCGTCTATGATATATTTCTAATTGTTTTATTGTATTCTTGTACAGCGAAAAAAACAATCCTGATATTACTTCAACTGCAGTTCCTGAAATAACTGTAATCACATTAATATTTTTATCTAAAAATACATAAGATATAATTCCCAGAGCATAAAGAAATAAACCAGTAAAACATGTAATCAATGTCGCTATAAACGATTCTCTTGCATGTTGCTTGCTTATTACATAATATTCCTGTAATTCGCTAACATTTTTATGCATAAGTTTAATGATGTCTATTTCTTGATTTTCTACAAGGTTATTGCAAAAATCTTTGACGGCACTCCTTGCTTCTTCTACAGCCCTTTTTTGTATTTTTTTATTTGCATAACTCAAAATAATTAAAGCTACAAACAAACTGATTATTAGTGCCACACTCATTTGTATATAATCTATAACCATAGAATCTTCCTTTGCGATTTAATATTTGAATTATACCATATCAACCCTCAATATTCAATTTTCAATGTCCATCTATGCTCCAATTCCGTGATTTTAATACTAAAGCATAATAATCTCATTTAAATTGTTCATTTATCTGTAAAATCACATAATTCATCTATTTACCTTTTCAAAGTAAAATAAAATATCGTTTGATATATGTTTCACTATCCCGAATCTTTCTGCGACTTGGTATGGGATACTGTCCCGCATAAGTCTTTTATGTATGTCCTGCAAATATTTTCTATATCCTTCTACATCAAGCGTGCTTTTGTAGTGATTACAACTTCGACATGCTGGCAAGTAGTTTGTAATGTCGTTTATTCCACCCAATCTTAATGGCTTTTTATGGTCAACCTGCATATCTTTGTATTTAATTTCTTTGCCACAATAAGCGCAATGTCCGTTATACATAAGATATACGCTAGTTCTTGTACTTTTGGATATTGCTTTTCTCTTCGTTTCCATTTTGTTCTTTGCTCCTCTCTTGGCACTCCCCCGCTTTGCCGCACCCATACACCTGCTGCCCCTGTGCATTTTCTCCCAAATATGCTTTATATGCGCATTGTCCGCAGGTTTTAGTGCTTCCATTAATGTTTATCCACTCTTTCATCGTTTCCTCATGAATCTCCGTTCAAAATGTTTTCTGTAATCTTCTTTAGCCCCTGCATGAAGCCTGTTATATGCTTCCTTTGGATTAAAAAAGACAGTATTCCCGATATAAGATGCCGGTATTGCCTGTATGATATGTTCGGCTTCTATGTACCAGCCGTGCCCTGTATTATATATCCCCATAACCTTTGTCTGAAATAAACGCTCATTTGCATCTCTACAGGTATCATACGGACAGTCTGATTCAAACGGACACTCTACTATCCCTGTCTGCTGGTCACGGGTTCTTGGGATACACTCACACGTTTCATAAATATAAATCGTATCTCCCGGCATACATGGAATTTTCTGTTTTGCAAGACGTTCACATACTTGCGTATACTGCCTGTCCAGTTCTTCCACCTGTCCAGGACTTACTCCCAGCTGCTCATAATCTTTTAATTTAAAAAGCGCCGCATATATTCTGCTGCCAACCTTTTTCAGTTCTTCTTCAGGCACTCCGTTTAATCCCCATTCGCCATTTTTCTTCTGCCATGTAAGCATTGTTATCACCTCTGTCTTTCTTATTCTCCCATGTGCATCTGCCCCGGAATGTCCTTTTGTTCTTCCGCTGCTAACGTATCCAGCATATGTCCAATATCCTTTATATGTTCCCTGATTCCCTTAACGTCCTTTTGATATACACAGGATAACAGACCATTTGCAACACCTATCATTTCATTGAATACCGCACCTTTGTAATCCTGTGTAGACGGTTTTGGAGTAGAATCCGCTTCGCTACCGGTGTTTATGCGGCTTTCGGGCTTTTTAGTTTTTTCGCTTTTGTCTTCATCCTCCGGCGCAGGGGCTTCTGCATCTGCCTTTTCCGCATTTACTTTTTTTACATCTTCCTTACGTGTTTTTTCAGGTGCCGGACGGCTGACCTTTGGTTCTTTGCGTTCCTTTGGCCGTTCTTCTTTTGTTTCTTCTGACGGATACGGTCTTTTATACTCTCTGCTCCATTCTTCCTGTGCCGTGCCTGTTTTTCCTTTAAAAAGCTGTTTCCAGCCGTCTATCAACTGCTGCCATGTATACTCCTGCTTTTCCCCACTTCGTGAATTAACTAATCTGACAGTGGACTCTTTTGTTTTCAGAGAAAATACCATTCTTCCGATTCCCGCCAGACGGACAAAATATATCTTTTCTTCATTCGGACACATATCGTCTTTCATCTGCTCTACTGTATATCCTGCCGCTTTGTTTTGTTCATATATTGCCCTGTAAAGCTCCGGTTCGTCTTCTCCGAGTTTTGCCAGTGCTTTTATCAGGTTATCATCGTAATCCGATGTAACGTCCGGTTCTTCCATTAACACCTCAAGGTCAGATATTTCTTTTTCCCTGTCGATTTCTTCTTTTACGGTCTGAATATCCGCCTTTGAAAACTCCGGTGTAAGCTCCTCATTAATGGTATCCGGTAACTGCAGCATAATAGTAAGCTTTGCATATCCAAAGCCTTTGTACTGCTCCATGAGCCTGTCAGAATTGCCGTTCTCACTGAATCTGTCGTTAATATGGATAAACCTTGATACCTGTGTCTTATCAAGCCCGTATCTGGCTTTTGCCAGTTCAACAATGCTGTTATATCCCGAATCTTTTAAAATGTCTGTGTCCCGTGCTATTTTTAACAGGTATCCGATTCTTACAAAGCTTTCTGCAGTCTTTGTCAATTCAGTATCAAGCTCCTGCTGCCATTCATCAAATGTCGTTATAATTTCCATTGCTATTCCTCCAATCCCATGAAATCTGCTTCAAGGACATCTGCAAGAAGCTGTCCCGCAAGTTTTCCATGCCATATCCTGTTGCCGTTTTTCCTCAATTCACGATACTCCTGTATGCGCTTTTCATTTGCCGTTTCTCCCTGTCTGCGCTCCTCTGCTGTCATTTTCTTTTTAAATGCCGCCATGAAACGTTTAAGAAACGGAAGTGCTTCCTCAAGATCGGGATTCTGATTATCTCCCGTGGTTCTTTTCTGCCGTATGTTGCCGGAGGCTTCAACCTCCAGCGTATACCACGGCGTATCTACTGAATCTGCCCGCCTTAAAAAGAACGGATATGCTTCATGCTTCTGTATTCTGTCGTAATAGAAATCTGCATGATCCATGCAGTGATTGAGTGCTGTTCCTTCACGCACCATGTCTTCAATGCACCTTGGAGCAATTACCGCAAATTTCTTATCATGATATTCAAATTTCTTTATATCCGGAAGTATCTTATTTACTTCCGGCCACTTCTTTTCCAGTTTTTCTGACTGTTTCTTTATGGATTCCCCTTTGGAAAACAGCACCGCATCGGCATGTGCCTTTTTTAAATCTTTTGGCCAGCCTATCTGTGATGCGGATACATTCCACTTATTCTGTTCTGCAAGGTTATAGTAATCTCTCCATGTGATTCCCGTCTGTGTAAATGTTTCACCCAACTTTTCTGCCTGCCGCTTAATGTAGTTATATACTTTAACCGGCTTAATCGGCGGCGGAAGGAATCCAAAATCCGATAAGTTGATTTCGTTTGCCGCAAATTCGCTGATAACGTAATCCGGCCATATTGTATCTGCCCGTTTTTCACACTGCAGCCATTTTAAAAGATGTATGCCTCCGTCTAAATCTTTCAGTCGTTTTAATCTTGCATTGTCAATTTTTAATATCTTTGCAATCTGTGTCTGTCCCTCGCTCAAAAGCGTACTATCATACCGGTAATTCATCATATCCTTGGCAAGCCGAAACATTCCAATCTTCGCCAGCATTTCAATTGCCGGATTATGTCTTTCAATGTAAAGATATTCCGCCGCGCTTCTTGGCAGTTCTGACCATAAATCAATTGCTGTGTTTTTTAATACCGTCCGTTTCAAATTTTCAATATTTTCCATATACAGCTTATGCTTCGAGCTGTAAAAAGAGTAATACGGTCTGCCCTCCGGAATAAATCTGTGTTTTTTATTCTTATAATTCCCCCATGTATAATGTACCGGGGTGTTGCCAAAATATAGGACTCTTTCCTGTTCTGCAAATACATGGTGTGGATTTGTATATTTTCTATCGCAATAATCCGAACTTACTCTAAACGTCCTGATTACAAATCCTCCTTGCATCTCCTGAATACATTCTACATATCGTGCTTCAGTCGCTAAGGTCTGTATTTTGCTCTGAAGCTTGAATTTGACAGTTTTTCCACAGCACGGGCATTTTCCTTTTTTATTTCTCTTTGCCTGTATGAGCGGCACCTGTTTTTCGCAGTATGTGCAGTATCCTGTCTTATCCTTTATACTTTCATAAAAAATAAAATTTTCTACTGTTGCCTCATGAAATGCCCATCTTTCAAATCCCGGCGGCAATGGTGGTATCAGTGCCATATGTTCGTCCCACGGTTTCTGTTCTTTTGCTTCTGCTTCCTGTATCTTTTGATCACGGCATTTCCTTTGATATTCATTCAGGCCGTCAATACCTCTATGTATAACTCTTAAAAACTGACGAATTGTATCCCTGCCGCCCTGATTCTGCCACACACGGCTATTTCTTTGTATTGTTGATAAGCCATAATCCCTATACAGGCTTTTTTGGACCTTATCAAGATTCACAAACAATCCTGTACTCCATCTGACTTCGTTTCCTGCTTCATCAAGAATCCGTGTTACGAACTCGCTTCCTTCCGGATTGCAATATATTTCGTAGGTCGGTGTTTTTATTCCTTCTGCCACTTTGTCTGGGAAGAATACTGCTATCATCAGTATCCTTCCTCTTGTCTGGCAGCGAATCATCACATCGTATATTGTGTCATGCTTATACGTTCCCCATGAATTTACGTATTTAATGGGAACATCTAATTTATTCTGCTGTGCCACCCGCCGCATGTGCGGTGTGGCATTGATTCTCTTTAAACTCCTTAATTCTTTTTTATACACAGTTTTCCACCTCTTAAACCATAGTACACATTTGCTTTTATCTGTTTTCCGTCAACGTATACCGGATAAATTTCCTGAATATTGCGGGTGTCTTTTTCTTCTTTCAGCAGAAACAGGTATGATCCTTTAACCCCTTTTGCTATCGGATTCTTCCCCCGGACAATGATAAAATCCTCTTTAACTGTTGCCGCTCCTTTATCTTTACACAGGTGCGTTTCATTTTCTTCCCTGTCCGGGTACTTGCGGATGTACTCACACGCAAGTGCTGCAAGCTGTATCCTTGTAATCTCTTTTATCAGTGTCAGTTCGGTACAGGAAATTCTTGTACCATTCCCGTCCTGATTAATGTCACCGCCCGCTTCCACAATAAAGAACCGGGAATCCATATTGTTATAGTATCCGAGTGCACACAGGGGGTTCTCTGCGCAGTGGAAGCCGTTGTGCGCGCATTTTGCTTCTTTTTCCCGGTACGTCTTTCCGGCTTCCATTGTCATAACTCCGCTTCCGAGCGTTGCCTGTAGATTCCGGTTAAATGCTTTTATAGCTCTCATGCTCTCTCCTGTCCTAAGTAATATTCACGCATCATTTTCTTTACTTCTGCACAGCTTGGAATCCCTAAATAAACCGGTCCTCTCATCTGCTCCTGTTTACCGTCATGCTCTATCGTTGTGATTGATACGATTTTGTCGCTTACCCTTACTTTGCCCTGGAATGCCTTTGCAAGAAGCCTGCTCATAAACACCGCAAGGCTCTTTCCTTTTTCTCTTACGGCTGCTGCCATTGCCAGATTGCTCATGCACTCATCCGCAACCGCTTCATACCAGTCTTCCAGCACTCCATGCAACTCAAGTTCTTCTTTTTCAGCCTTTATTTTCCCCATTGCCGCCGTCAGCGGTGTTGCCAGTTCTGTAATCACTCCGTCCACGTAGTCATTTACATCATCTTCCTCAAGCCCGTTTTCAGCGGCAAACTGCTTTAATTTATAAATATCGCCCTTTAATTCCTCTGCTTTTCTGTTTAACTCCTCTGCTGAATTAAATTCTCCGAATTTTTCAAACATATCGTTTCTCCTTTCTGTTGCACCGGTGCAACTTACGGAATATCTCCATAATCTTTTACGCTGATATCATGCCAGCTTATTTCCCGTCCACAGCTTCCGCAGTAATCCATATTCCATACACGGTTCACTTCCAATCCGCAGTGTGGGCAGAATCCGGATATAATCCTTTCATCCCCGTTGTAATACGGTTCTGCAACTTTCATAATTCTCCTGCCGTCTTTTTCATAAAACGGACGGCTGTCGGCATGAAATATGCCCATTTCCCCGTCTGTCAGCTCTGCTATATTCATGGTGTTCGTATATTTCCTCCGTCATCTATATATGCGGCGCCTTCCATGTCCTTGTAACTCTTTAGAAAAACCTCCCGCCACCTGTCTTCTCCATACTTTTCTTCAAATGCCCGCTGTGCCATCTGCTTGAGCATTAAGTCCACTGCCGGATTGCCGTGCGGTGATTCTTCACCATGCTCATGATGAAACCGCTCACATACATAGGCATACAAGCCATATTTTTCTGCAAGCTTTCTGTTTGCTGTTCCGTGCATGAAATGGTGCTTATGCAGCCCCGTTGATGGGAGTTGTCCGAAATATCCCGCCTTTTCAGCTTTCAGGCGGCACAGGTAACACTCTTTTGTCTGCTGTAAAATGCTTTTATTCTTCATTGTGTTTCTCCTTTAATTTCTCTATACAGAACTGATGCCACAACGAGTATTCATGGGCTTCGTCCGTAAATGTTACAACATGGTACCTCATCAGCTCCGTAATCTGCTGCCACAGTTCCTGATTCTTTACCGGTTTATTCCCGGATTTTTTCCAGCCGTTCTTTTCCCACTGAACAGCCCAGTGGTTATTCATAGCATTCAAAACATGGGTACAACCGGTAAATATGCGGACTTCCTGCATTTTGTTTAATCTTCCCAATGCTTCCGCTATGATATTTAACTCAAGCTGATTTTCGGTGCAGTTTTTCATTCGCCCGGAGTGGTTTCTCGTATGCCCGTTATATTCCATTGTGTAAACGTAGTATGCCGTCTTCCATATCCGCGGTCCTTTTGCTGTTGTCGTTATGTAGATGTTTACCACGTCTATCCGCCTCCTTCTTCTTTGTACATGGTGTATGAAAAATACTTAAACCCCGCCTCTGTATATCCTTCCCTCACAGAATCCGGATTCAGAATATATCCCTTCTTCGGACGGATTCCATGATTGAAGGTGCTGGAGCGGACAACCTGTTTTATCACAACCGGCTGTTTTAAGTTCTGGGACGGATTCCACCGTTTTCCTATCAACTGTCCTTCGGTTTCTTCTGTCTTTAATGCCGCCTTGATAAAGTACCTTGCTATACCTTTGTAATCTCCTTTGCTGTACAGCGGCTTCATGTCTATGCCGCCTTTTGTCCAGCACTGCTTTAATTCCTGCGGCGTGCAGATTGACATCATCATATGGATATGGGCAGCGCCCCGCTTTCCCAGTTCTTTTACATAGATGTATTTGAGCGGTATTCCCTTGCCTTTGAATATCTTTCTCATTTTCTTTAAGCAGTTGCGCATATCCACCTGCATCTGTTTTGAATCTTTTGGACGGTTACGTGGAAAATAGGTGAACGTCACAAGCATTCCTGTGTTATCGGTAAAATTGGTATTCATCAGGCGGCGGAGTGTCCGCTCTGCCTTTCTTTGATTTACCCTCTGCTGACATTCACATGTCTGCCTGTATCGTCCTTCCCTCTTTTCCCCTTTGCAGTTATAACGAAGTGTGTGATATTTTCTTACCTCAAGTATCCTGCCCGCCACGCATATTTCCTTAATGTATGGCATATTGTTATATCTCCTGAATGGTTCTTTAGATAATCATTTAATCAAGCTTTCAAAAGGGGAAAATCCCCTTTTATTTTTTATTGACATATCACACATAAACCGTTATAATAATGTAAGTATTGGTATATGTTATACATCAATTTTTTGAGAGAGCTGCTGCAATCAGTTCTCTCATTTTTATTGTTCTATAAGCCGGTATGAACCGGGTACTGCACGCTCTTTAATTTCCAATTTCCGAAGCTTTTTCAGCATTTCACACGCTTTAATAATGTCATGTTTCTCTTTGGCATCATCAATGGACCTGTTGTAAAAAATAATCAGCGGTATGCTTCTCATATCTTTCTCCTTTCCGGCGGCATGAAGCTACGTGATGCCGCCTGTTTTGTGATATACATTTCTTTAACCTTTAGGGTTCGGGAGCTTGTCCCGAATCAGGGCGGCGGGGAATCGAACCCGCATGGCTGTCAGACGCGCGGTGCTGTGAGGGGATACAGCTTCCGGGGATTTTGGTTAGGGGATATGCCATTTTTCCTATTAAACGCCCTGTGAATCCATTTACAGCTTGTGGCGGCTGTAAATGGAAAATATTGAATTTTTATGATATTCAGTATTGAAATCACTTAATTCAGTCACTGAATATCTGTACCTCCACTCCTTTTTTATAATAATTATTGGGCGAAGCACTGCCCAATTCATTACTGAAGGAGGTGTTCTAATGCATATGATTCCTGTTGTTTCATCTAACATCAAATCTATTGGATATGAGGATAATACTTTGTATGTATGCTTTAACTCCGGTTCTACTTACAAATACCTCAATGTTCCAAAATCCGTGTATGATGCTTTGATGTCTGCATCATCACACGGTAGTTATTTAGCTGCGCATATTAAAGGCGTATATACATACCAAAAAATCAGCTAATCTGTAACTACCAATACTGTAACAGGACCTGTTTCATTAATTGCTATTGATGAATCAGGTTCTGCGAAGTATATTTCAACACCTTCCCTGTTCTTTAATTCTTCTATCAAATCCCTTGTCGAATAATTTGAAATATCTTTCAGCATATGTATTCACCTTCCATTCATGACTTTTTTACATAACCCATTGCGGTCATACCGCTTTCGTTTATCTTCCTGCCGTACTCCTCCCGCTGTTTTGGGGTCAGTTCTTCCAGTTTGTATGTCTTCTTTTCCTTTTTATCAAGAATTGTGCAGATAACATTCATGCTTATCACCTCACTTTTGCTATTATCATAATATTTAAAATGCATCTGACTGTGCCTGTCACACAGCCTTTTTATTCAACGTTGAAATTCAGGGCGGCGGGATTTGAACCCGCATGGCTATCAGACATAAAGTGCCGCGAGGGGGCTACAGCACTTACAAATTTGGTTAGGGGATATGCCGTTTTTCCAGTTAAACTACGTCCTGTGAGCCACACAGCAGTGGTAACACAACACTGCCGTGTGCTGTTGCGATTCTTTTTGCGCCATGAGCAGGGGAACTATCACAACAAAACCCAAATCCGCAAACAACTTCTGAGGGCTGTGAGCGGGTATTCCTATTTCAATGAGTACAAACGTATATTAAAGCAATGCTATCTGTCAGTACCTTTGATATAGCAAAAGCTCTATCATTGTCATGTATGCAGGAATCTATTGCATATATATTCAGCAATAGAACTGCAAGAACAACTACACAATCAATCACTTTTCTTCCTCCTTCAGTTTTATCCAGTCCGCAACCTCTTTCTGCGTAAACCTCATCGGGGTGAGCTTCGCACCCCAATATTCAGATTCAACCGTGCAGGATTTGATTCCTTCTTCCTGCATAAATCTTAATAAGTCCTCCGGGCAACCAAAGTTACCAAATTCTGTTCTTATAAGCATTGTTCTCACCCTTTCTTTTCTGCATAACTTTAATATTAAAAATTTTTACGAGCGTTTATATAACTTAAAGTTATCTTTTAGGTAAAAAAATACAATCTTTCGGAGCTCCATACAATTCACACATCATATTAAACTGTGCCGGCTTTGGAATAACTTTTCCTTTTTCCCAATTTACAATAGTCTGCTTATTTATGTGCATTTGCTTCGCTACATCTTTTTGAGTATACCCTGCATTAATTCTTGCTGCTGTTAATGATATTTTAAAATCGCTCATATCGTTCTCCTTTCATTTGATGATGTTATCATAATATAACTTAAAGTTATTGTCAACACTAAAAGTTATATTTTTTTTATTTTCGTGTTGATTTCTTATAACTTTTTAGTTATACTTTATTCAAACAAGGAGGTTCGATATGTCTGAACAGGAATTAAATAAAATTATTGCAAAAAATATCTCTTATTATTTAGAATCAAGTGGAAAAACCCAACTGGATTTAGCTACATATATGGGGGTTTCTCAGGCTTCTGTTTCTAATTGGTGTAAAGGAATTAAGATTCCTCGCATGGATAAGATTGATAAGATTTGCAGTTTTTTTCATATTTTACGTTCCGATTTAATGGAAGACCACTTCATTAATTCACAAAATACCGAATACTACCTTGATGACGATGCAAAAGACATGGCACAGTTCCTGTATGAAAATCCTGATTATAAGGTATTGTTTGATGCTTCTCGCAAAGTCAAAAAAGAAGACATTGAGTTTGTTAAGCAGATGCTCGACAGATTTAATCAGCAGTAACGCACAAAGGAGGGGATAATTACGGATTCAAACGTCATCTATGCAGATATGCCAACTACTGTAAAGGCATATACTGTCAGCAACAACGATGATTCTTACACCATCGTTCTAAATTCCCGGTTAAACCGGGAACAACACTTAAGGTCATATCATCACGAAATGTTACACATTGAGCGCGGGGATTATGACAGACAATCCAAAAATGTTCAGCTTGTAGAAATATTTGCACATAGAGATTAAGGGGGGATATTAGATTATGAATACTAAAAACAAATGGTATCTAAGTACATGGTTCATTGCACTTTTATGTTCATGTTGGTTCTTTATTTTTCCGCCTATAGTAGGTATCATTCTTCTCATTATAAAATCCATTAACGATAAGAAACAGCAGGAACAATATGACCAAACATATAATCAGAACAGCCAACTCTTACAGGAAAATACCAACATGAAACAGGCTTATGATGAACTAGGGGTAACTGAATACTTAGAAACCAAACAAAAAATTGAACAGATGGAGAAAGATTCTGCATCTAAAATTAGCAATTTAGAAAATGAAGCAAAAACTAATCTTAATTTGCTCAATGAGGAAATACAAAACAATAACATTCTGATTGATAAATTAAGAACCGAGATAAGTGAACTTCAACAGCAAGATGACAAACTCAAGAAATCTGTCGTCACACAACAGCGAAAAGTTGAACGTTCCAAAGAATTATACAAAAGCTGCTCATACGCATTTGATAATTTTATATCTTTGGATATTCCATACAGCAACTGTATATTAAATGCAAGAGATTTAGATGATGCCGAAACAATCGCCCCATCCGTAATCCTCAAACTTCATTGTATGGATGTTAAAAGTTTAAGAAAAGCCTACCGTGATAATGAAAAATTGATAGACAATCTTTTACAGCAATATTCAACTAGATATACGACTAAAGCTAATAAATCTATTTACGAATTAATGGTAATAGCATTACGGGCTGAACTTCAGAACGTACTTTACGCACTAAAATACGAAAAACTTGATATTGCTATAGAACACGTAAAAGATATTTCTGCCAAATATCTCAAAATTGCCGGTGACGGTAATCAAACTATTGCTGGAACGCTCACTAAATTCATTGGTGAAATAGAATATCTTTTTATCAATGCTGTTAAAATTGAATATAACTATTATGTCAAACGAGAGCAGGCAAAACAAGAGCAAATGGCGCTTAAAGAACAAATGCGTCAAGAGACCGAAGAAAGAAAAGCGCTTGAGCAGGAGAAAAAACGTATTCTTCACGAAGAAGAAAAATTTAATACTGAAATCAACAAATTGCAGGATACCATGTCTTCTACTACTGATGAATCGGAAATTGACAAGTTAAAAGCTAGAATCCTTGAATTGCAATCCCAGTTGGGCGATGTAATTGTCAAAAAAGATGAAATTACCAATCTCCAAAACGGTAAAGCTGGTACAGTATACATCATCAGTAACCTCGGTTCGTTCGGTGAAGATGTATTCAAAGTCGGCATGACACGAAGACTTGAACCTCAAGACAGAATAAACGAACTGGGAAATGCAAGCGTTCCTTTCAAATTTGATGTACATAGTTTTATATTCTCACAGGATGCCGTAGCTCTTGAAAGTAAAATGCACGAAATACTTAATGACAGACGCGTTAATAAAGTTAATATGCGCAAAGAATTCTTCAAAATATCTATTGATGAACTTGAAAAAATTGTTGATGAAATCGAGCCAACTGCCGAGTTTAATAAAACTATGGTTGCAGGTGAATATCGCCAATCGCTTTCATCTGATTCTAATTACACCAATTCATACTCTATTGATGATGAAGATGATGATGAATAAATTTGTTGCGCAGATGCTCGACCGATTTAGCCAACAATAACACGTACTAATCCAATATACCAATTTTGAAAGGGGAACTATTATGAACCAGCAATATGTAGTATTACAGGTAACTTTAAAGGAAAAACTTATTGGAACATCTTCAAAAAATTTACAGGAACTTGAAAATGTTATTAACACACAAGCAGCCAAAGGATATCGTCTTCATACAATTACAACAACCTCTGCCAACAGCACCGGTTTTGGCGGCGGCGACCGTATTCAGGCAACAATGGTTTTTGAAAGGATTTAACTGTAAATTTCAATAACACATAATAAAATTGAAATTAAATTATGTAAATGGAATACTTGACAAGATTTTTGGATATGATATAATGTCACTGTTAGTGAATGACTGCTGGGCGGTCGCAAAGAGTCTTGGAATTTATTCCAAGGCTCTTTTTGCATATATAAGGAGTAACCTATGAAAAATATTGAATACACAACTGTAGAACAGCAGATTGAGAAACTTTTATCTCAAAACCTAACAATTAATGATATAGAATTTGCAAAACATAACCTCGCATTATATGGGTATTCTAATCTTATCAAAAGTTACCGTGAGCCCTATATAATCAGAGCTAACGACCAAATCTCTTATCGAGAAGGCGTGACCTTTGAACAAATTCGTTCTCTCTATCTTCTTGATAAAAATTTACGTAATTCTGTAATGGCAGCTATGCAGGATTTAGAAGAACACATCAAAGAAACGGCTGCCAGCACTGTTTCTGAATCTTTCGGTACAGCAGAAAGTAATTATTTAAAATATAAAAATTATCGAAATGTTAAAAAGCGAAAAAAACGCTTTCAACTTCCCGCTATTTTAGATACTTTAAAAAATACATTGAACACTGATAAAAACCCGATTCATCACTATTCAGAAAAATACGATAACGTTCCGCCTTGGATATTATTCAAAAGCATCTACTTTAGCACTATAGTAAATTTTATTGATTTATTCAAAAAAGATGAATTAACAAAAATGGTGGATAAACTTTATGATAAGAGTAATTTGAAGTTATCAGATGATGTACTTCCCACTCTTATGATGGATACCTTATATATCTGTTTAGATTATAGAAATACCGCTGCACATGGCGGAAGGATATATAATCACAAAAGCAAATATAAATTAAAAACTGATATTATTTTTGACACAAACAGGCATGTACCAGCTTCCGGGTTCAGTCAGCTATTATTTTTGCTTAGTTTATTTGAATACAAAGCACCATTTAAACAATTACATAGTGCTTTAGAAAAAGAAATTACAAGACATTGCAATTCATTTCCTCAAGATGTCACCTACTTGGGGCAAATATTAAACATTAACATTGTACCTACATATGTTGTATATACTTCTAAAAATAGCAGGAAGTATCATTCTAATCCACATTGCAGTGGTATCAAAAATGTTAAAAAAATGGAACTTAACAAAGCCAAACAATTAGGTTTTGTCCCATGCAAACGTTGTAACTAA